ACCCCTCGCAGCCTTGGTGCGAACAACGCACCGAAACCCAGGCCCCCAGCCGACGATCTGGAAGCCTACTACTCAACCCCGACAAGTTAAGGAGCCAAGATGGCAACTCTCGTGCAATCAACGGCCTCGATGATCGAACAATACAAGCAGGTAGATGGCAAAGGCCGCCTGATTGACGTGATCGAGGTCATGAACAACACTTCGCAGGACATCATGGACGATTGGACATGGATGGAATGCAACTCGGGCACCAAGCATACCCGCTCGATCCGCACCGGCCTGCCCAGCGTTTCGTGGGGCGCGCTTTACGAAGGCATCCCGCAGTCCAAGACGGCCAAGCAGACCGTTGACGACACCACCGGCTTTGTCGAAGCCATGTCGTCCGTGGACAAGCGGCAGCTTGACCTCTACGCGGAAAACCGCACGGCGATCCGCGCGTCAGAAGCCCGTCCGTTTCAGGAGTCGATGGCACAGGAACTGGTTTCGGCCTTCTTCTACCACAACTCGAACACCAACCCCCGCCTGCCGAAAGGCTTGGGCGCACGATATGGCGTGAAGTCCACCACTGGTGCGGGCGCTCAGATCGTGGACGCAGGCGGCACCGGCTCGGACAACATGTCGATCTGGATGGTCGAATGGGGCTATGACGGCGTTTCCGCAATCTACCCTAGCGGCACCACCGGCGGCATCATGCGCGAAAACAAGGGTGAGCAGCGCGTCACCGACGCAGACGGCAATCCCTACTACGTCGAGGAAGAACTTTTCCGCGCCCATGTCGGTTTTACCGTTGGCGACTGGCAGCGCGTTGTGCGCATCGCCAACATCGACGTGTCGGACCTGGCCGCCGGATCGGTCGATCTCTACAAATTCATGCGGGCTGGCTTCTACCAGTTGAAAAGCCGTCGCGTGAACAAGATCGAAGATCAGTCGGCACCGGGCCGTATCGCCGTCTACGCCAACCGTGATGCTCTGGAAGCACTTGACGGGCTGGCAACGAACGCCGGTGCGTCCGACAACTACACGCGCCTGACCTGGGGCGAGATCCAAGGCAAGGAGGTTCTGACCTATCGCGGGTTCCCGATCCGCGAAACAGACGCCCTGCTCAACACCGAGGCCCGCGTGGTCTAAGGAGCAAGCACATGATCTTGAACAAAAACCTTATCCTGGCAGAAGGTCAGGCCGTCACCGCCACCGCGATTTCGGAAAACGTGATCCAGTGGGAAACCCTGTCCACCGCCCCCTACGAGTCCGGCCCCATCGCTCGGAACTTGGGGGCGGGGACGCCGATCCCGGTTCTCATGCAAGTGGTCGAGGACTTCGCCACGCTGACCAGTTTGACGATCACGATGGAAACCGCCGACAACGCGGCCCTGTCGTCCAATGCCGTTGTGCTGGGTTCGTCCGGGGCAATTCCGGTCGCAAGCCTGATTGCCGGGTATCGACCGACCTTCACGCGCTTCATTCCCGACGCGACGATGAAGGACTACTTCGGCTTGCGGTTTACCGTGACCGGGGACAACGCAACCGCCGGCAAGATCACTGCCGCCATCGCAACGGAGGTCCAGAGCGCATGATCAATGTCGTCGTAACAGGCAAGGGGGCCTTCCCGATGGAGGGTATCCCCCAGGTCGGCACCAAGAAGTCGATCCCGGTCGAGCGCTTTTCCGAAGCGTGGATGAAGCCCGCCGACGCCGAGTCCGAGAAAGCCGTGAAGGCCTATTTGGCCGAAAAGGCGAAGGCAAAGCCCGCCGCGCCCGTTGGCAAGCAGGCCGACATGAGCGCCGTAGCATCGGCTGCTGCGACCGCTGCAATTCAGGAAGTGATGGAAAGCCTGCTGGAACGCATGGCGGCATCGTCCGAACAGGGTGCCGCGACCAACGGCAAGCAGCCCTCCTAAGAGGCCGGTCGTGGGACGAGAGGGGCGGGATAACACCCGCCCCTTTTCCTATGGTGCATTGGCCTTTGCATAGGCCAGCGTGAATATCGCCGCCATGAGCACCGAATTTTCCATGATTTCACTGATGAATGCGGCCCTTCGAGCGCAGGGGCAGGACGTTCTTGTGAGCGAAAACGACGGTTCCCTTGAGTGGGACACGCTGTTTCGCAACTGGCCTGCCATCGTGGAGGCCGAAATGGAGATCGGGCGCTACAATTTCACCAAGCAGGAAACCCCATCGGTCACGCGCATCAATGGGCGGTTTGGCAAGACGGACGGGTTTCTGATCCCGCTCGACGTTCTTCATGTGCGGCGCACCCGGATCAAGGACAGCGACGGCAACCTGCTGGATATCGACTGGCTGTCAGACGGGTCGTATGTCTACCTCGATCACCCTGGCGGCGACTATCTTGAGGGTGTGTGGATGGATTGCGCCATCGTGGCGGATCAGCACCTTTGGAGCGCGAATTTCTCCCGTGGCGTTCAGTTGAAGCTGGAAGCGGTGATTGCCAAGGCGATCAAGGAAGAAGCCGCAGAGGCGAACAATCTGGAAATGCAGGCCGAGATGCACTTTGAGCGAGCCCGGACGCTTTCGAGCCAAGAGCGCGCGCCGAGGCCGACGTTCAAAAAGGGCGGCCTGTCACGCGCACGGAGTCGGTAAATGGCCCGGATCAAACAGACGATCATGCAAAGATCGTTTCAATTCATGGAGTTGCATCCCGACTTCCTTGAGGCCGACAATCTCGAATTGAGGCAAATGTCGCTGCGCAAGGCGCAAAACCTGCGCTGCCTGCCGTCTCGCACGATCGCGGCCCGTGAGGGGACGTTTTACCTTCGGACGATGGCGGACGCCCGCCAGATGAAGGAGTTTCGGATCGGGGCTGGTCTGCGCTTCATCTTGGTCGTTGGCGACGACTATCTTTCAGTTCTGGATGGCAACGGAGGCGAGGTCTATCACAACGCTGCCGTGCCGTGGTCGGACGGGTCAGTGATATGGGCAGAGGACTTCCGCGAGCGCGTTCTGATCGGCGGCGAGTTCGGCATCCGGTCCCTGACTTACGAGAACGGCACGTTTGCGCTTTCCGCTTTTGCCTTCGAAGGAGCGACCGGCGGCGAGATTTCTCAGCCATATTGGGTGTTCAACAAGGGCGTGACCATCCAACCGTCGGCGCGCACCGGGATCATCACGATTGAGGCGTCGGACGGCGTTTTTTCGTCGGGATACGTCGGCCTGCGCATCCGTTATGGGTTTCGAGAAATCCAGATCACCGAGTTCATCAGCAGCACCACGTTGCGCGGGACGGTCATTTCTCGCTTGCCGCCCAGCTTTCAAATCACGGTCGAGGACGCATCCGAATTTTTGGCCGGTGAGGCGGTTGTCGGAGCGGACACAAACTTTCAGGGCGTTGTGGTCAGTATCGACGGCAACGATCTTCTGGTCGCATCCCAAGAGATTTTCGACGGCCCAGACGTTGATGAAATGCTGAACGGTGCATCGGCCAGTTCGAAAGTCACGGCGGCGGTCGAGGTTCAGCCTTTGCCGTCTACGGTGTGGGACGAGCCGCTGATGTCTGATTTGCGGGGCTGGCCGCGCGCCGCTGCATCCGCTGCTGGCCGTCTTGTGCTTCTGGACTTCCCCTCAACGCAAGACGTGATCGCGGCGTCGTCCAGCCGTGACGTGACGGATTTCAAGGTCGGATCTCGGGATGATGATGCGATCGTCCGTCAGTGCGGCGACAATTCCCCGCGCTGGCTTCATGCGGTCAATATTGGCGACGTGGTGGTTCTGGCCGATAACGGCGTCTACATCATCCCAACGCGCGAGTCCGGGGTCATCTCCCCCTCGGATTTCAGCGTGGTCCCGGTGGACAGCACTGGCTGCTCTACAGTGCGTCCCGCCAAGGTCGAGGATGGCGTCGTCTTTGTGGACGCGGCAGGCAAGGGCGTGTCGGCGGCGCTTCTGGATGGCAACATTTACAAGAAGTGGTCCGTCAGGAGCGTTGCGACTTACCACCGCCACCTGATCAAAGACCCCGTGTCGCTGTGCGGCCCAAGCCTCACGTCCGGGCGTGCCGAAAAATACCTGTTCGTGGTCAATGCGGACGGGACGATGGCTGCCGTGACATGGCAGGACAGCATCCGTGACGAGCAGATCGGATTTGCCCCATGGGTCACGCGCGGCAGCTACAAGGCGATGGCCCCTGTGTTTGACGGATATTGGGCTTTGGTGGACCGGTCGATCGACGGAACCACGGTGCGAATGTTGGAGCGGTTCACCGACGAGGCATATCTGGACTGCGCCATTCAGACATCCGGCTACACGACCGAACTAGATGTGCAGATCGAGGACTTCATCGTTGAAATCGAGGACAACGTTGTTGCGATTGGCGATCAGGCGGCGGCGCATCTGGCCGGAGAGGTTGCATCGGTCTACGCCGGAGGCTGGGATTGCGGCGATCACCTGGTTGCGGCTGACGGGCTTTTGCCCACAGAGCCCGTTATTAGCGGGTCACGACAGATCGGGCTGAACTTCGAAAGCATTGCGGAGCCGTGGCCGATCGAGATCATCCAAAGCCCAAGGGTCGGATCGTTGCGGGCAAGGACGTTGCAGTGCATCGTTTCGGTGAAGGACACGCTGGGGTTTTTCGGCACGATGAACACGGTCACGCGCGAGATTGGGGCGTATGACATGGGGGCTGATCTGGCGTTGCCGCCGCCGCCCAAGACCAAGGTTTTCAAATTCGCAGTGTTCGGGAATCGGGATCATCCATTGATGCGGCTTGAAAAGCGCCGCCCGGGGCCGTTTCACGTTCTCGCAATCGGGCAGAGGGTGCAGGGATAATGGAAGCAATCGCAGGCAAGGCGGTTCTCGGGGCGCTGGCAACAAAGGCCGCCATTCCTATCGCGCAAGGCGTCATGGGATTTGCATCGGCAAAGTCTCAGCAAGAGCGCGCGCGAGCCAATGCCTACATCGGTCGGACGCGGGCCATGCAGACCGATACCGCAGCCCGTCAGGGGCTTTCGGACGAATTGAGCATGATGCGCAACGCCTTTGGGGCGTCCGGACAAAGGCCGAGCGTCGGAACCCTGGAAATCATGAGCGACCTTCGGGCAGCGCGGGACAGCGAGCGCAGGGTTCAATACGGCAACCGAATGAGCGAGGTGGCCGGCTTCAACTCGCAAGCCCGCGCCGCTGGGGGGCAGGCTTTTGGTAGCCTCTTGGGCGGGGCTTTGAGGGCGGGGCCGTCGATGTTCGACATATACGAATATCGCAGGAAGCAGGAGTAAGGCGCATGGCAAAGATCAACAGGATTGTCCGTCGCCCGCAGATTTCGAATTTCCAGCAAGGCCGCCCTACCGGGGCGGCTGCTGGCTTTGATGTGATCGCCGCCGGGCTTGAGGCGCTGGATCAACGGCTGACACCCGTAGCGGCGCAGCAACTCAAGGAGAGCGGCGAGGCGGCGGGGCGCGAGGAAGCCCGCGGTAGCCTTGGCGAGATGGTCATCAACAACCCGCGCGCCGTGATCACGGGCGGCGATGGCGACACGGCGCTGGCGGGCGGGGAGTTCATTTCCTATGCCAACGCTGGCGCTGTCAGAAACAAACCCATATCGGACCGTCTCAAATCCTCCCTGGGGTTCCTGTCCGATCTTGGCGTGACGATGGAGGTTTTCAGTGGCGGTCAGCCCGCTCAGGGATCAGGGCAGCCACGAGTAGGATCGACGCGCCACGATCACGGCGAGTCCGCAGATGTGTTCTTTTACAAGGAGGGTCGCAAACTCGACTGGCAAAACGAAGATGACGTTCCGGTGTTTCAGGAGATTGTTCGCAGAGCCAGAGAAAACGGTGTGACAGGATTTGGCGCTGGTCCCGGATACATGCAGCCCGGTTCGATGCACATTGGGTTTGGGGCCCCAGCAGTATGGGGCGCTGGCGGGAAGGGCGAAAACGCACCCGAATGGTTGAGGTCAGCCTTTTCTGGCGCACAAGGGCAATCATCGCCCACGGTATCCACCAGCGGCAGCACGGGCGACACGCCACGCCCCACGGTGACGGTCAGGACGCGCGAAGGCAATCTTGAGGCGCGGATGTATAGCCCGTTCTCAGGTCCGCTCTTGCAGGTCCACAACCAAGCGGCAATGGCGGCATATCAGGCCGAGGTCTACGTCAAAGCTGGGAAAGACATGATGGACCTGTCCTTTGAGTTCGAAGGGCAGCCGCAGGACTTTCAGGACGCCGCCCAGCAGTATGTCGATCAGATCGTGTCCAATGCCCCTGACATGATCAAGGGCGCGATCCGCGAGGGGCTTGAGCAGGACGCCTTCAAGATTTCAGCCGGGATGATGGAAGCGCAGCAACGCGAAACCCGTCAGAGGGCGAGCAATGCCAGCGCCGCGCTTGTGGATAGGTGGTCCACGGAATACGCCGATGCGCTTGCGTCAGGAACGGACGAGGAGATCGCCTCTACCCGCGCCAAGCTGGACAGCGTGTTGCGCACTCGAGAGGCATTGCCGGGGATCGCATGGACGCCGGAGCAATCGGCCAACGTGTTCTGGAAAGCAGAGCGGACGGCGCAAACCACCCGCGCGACATTGCAGAAAAAGGCCATTGCAGACACGAAGTCGGATCTCGACATCATCAGAAAGTCAGCGATGGAGGGCCGCGTTGCAGAGGCCGAGGCTTCGATCGACTGGGAGGCTTCTTCGGTGCTGGCCCCCGAGGAAACCCGCGAGGCGCTGGCCCACGTCAGGTTGCGCGACAACATGCCTGACATTCTGCAAATGACACCTGGCGAAATGCTGGCCTCGATTTCCGAAATGTCTGAACAGCCTGTCATGGAGGAATGGCAGCTTGATATGGTCGATGCGGCCAAGGACATTCAAAAAGAGCAGGCGCGGGCGTTCAGGGAAGATCCGATTGGTCCT